AGACGGTCAGTTCCGCGACGACCGCAAGTACACCCCGCATCCATCGACCTGGTTCAACCAGGAGCGGTGGACCGACGATCGATCGGAATGGATTCCTGAAGTCGATTTCGTGGCCGCATTCGAGACGTTGCGCACATCGATCCGCGAACATGGCGTGATGGGCCGGCTCGACGCTGCCAAGACGATGGACGAACAGATCATGACGGCAGCGCAGCGTATCGGCTGGCAAAAACTCTGCCAAATGACCGAATTCAATCGAGAGCAGTTATTCAAGCAATTCACGGCAGCGTACAAGGCTGTCGCCAGGGGGGAAGAATGATCAATAATCGGGAGGACAGCCCCGCCACCCTGGTCGCCATTATCGTCGCAGCCCGTCGAGCCGGCGATCGCGAGTTGGAACGTGAGTTTCGTCGACGATTGAGGCACCATTTTGGGGTAAAACTGACGTTTGTGAGGCAAACAAATGATCAATAGCCGGGACAAGGGAAAACGCGGCGAACTGGAAGCGGCCAAAGCCTGGTCGGAACTGTTCGGCGTGGAACTGCGACGAAGCCAGCAGTTTTGTGGCCGATCCGATGATTCCGACGATATCGTCGGGCAGCCGGGTGTGTCCCTGGAAGTGAAGCGGGTCCAGAGAATCAACGTCCAGCGTGTCGTCGCCCGGGCCGTTGACGATGCCGCTGACGACCGGGTTGCCGTTGTAATGCACCGCGGCGACCATCAACCCTGGCTCGTCAGTCTGCAGCTTGAAGACCTGCCGGAACTGGTGCGGACGCTGTACCTGACGATGGCGGAGAATTAGTTGACAACCGTTACAGAGATGCTCAAAATACCGTAATGACAGCGCAATCATTGGAATTTATCCAAAGGAAGTCATGGAAGACGTTGCGATTCGCCTCACAAAAGTTGAAGAGCGAATAAAAACCGAACTGGGCCAGGACGGATTCGACGGTCAACTATGGCGCACGCTCGACTCCCACTCCCAGCGACTGACTTCGCTGGACGAAACGATCTATCGCGGAAACGGCAAGGATTCGCTGGTCACGCAGATCGCGAAACTTCGCACCGAATTGCGAACCATCGCAGCGGCCCTGGGCGTCTTGATGCCGGTCGTTTTCAAACTTATCGATTTGTGGCTCTCGGACTGATCCTCACCAGTCCACTCGCAGCCGCTGAACCGGGATGGGTGCGTGCCAGCGTGACGATCGGTGGTTGTTCTGGGACGATCATCACCGCGGACGGTTACGGCATCTCAGCGGCCCACTGTGCCAAGCAGGGCAAGCGAGTCGAGTGGACCGGCCACGACAACAAGACCGAGGGTAAGGCTCGCTGGGTCCACGTCGACAAGACCCGTGACCTGAGCCTGTTCAAACTTGAAGGCAAACCACTGCATCATGTTCCGGTGCCACAACGGCTGCCGGCGGGGCCAATCACCGGTTGCGGCTGGCCCGATGGCAAGGGACCGACACGCCTGGGATTACGGTATTCCAACCGCGAGCGGTTCAGCAACCTGACCGGCGACCGTTGGGTTTTCGGCGTCAACGTCGGGCGGTTCCGAAACGGCAACAGTGGTGGCGGAATCTTCATCGGTGACCATCTCGTCAGCGTGATGACGCACGGCGTGGATGATGAGTGGGTCTACGGTTGCCGACACGACGAACTGATCGGATTCCTGTCCGATGCCCTGCCGCGGTTTGTTCTGTCCAAGCCGGTTGCTGCCAAGCCGGTGTCTCTTGTCGACGGCTGGGGCGACGTTGATCGCACACGCGAAATCAAGCTGCTGCAAAAGCGGGTGGCCGAACTGGAGGCACTCGTTGAATCGATTAGTAAACGGTCGCCGGTTCCTGGTCCCCCCGGTCCACGCGGGGAACCGGGGCCGGTCGCCAACAACGATGGGCTGAAGGATCGGCTGATATCACTCGAGGAATGGCGCGAGAACTTCAAAGCGACCATTCGTGTCCGGGTTATCCCGAAGGAGCAATGAGATGGCGAGTCAGGTAGATATTCAGGCACTGCTGGAAGCGGCAAGCGGTGAGCGTTTGGCGCAGCAATCCGCTGCGAACAACTCGTTCCTGCAGATGCTGGATCGCGCCTTCGGGCAAACGTATGCTTCCGTGGATACCGCTGAAGCATTCGCCAGCCGGGTACTGATCCAGTCTAAGGACGGACCATCGGCGTAGTGATGGACGTGCAAGCCGAAGCGGATCGATTGTTGTCGCTTGATGACGCCGGTCGTGAACGGGAAATGCTGGTCATTGCCCTGCAACTGGCTAACTCGGCACGACAGGACGGGGAAAGATTGCGTCAACTCGACGAGGAATTTCTGGATGCCATCACCGGTAATCGAGCAGGGAATGTCGGCCCATCTGAAGGGGCGGAATCGCTTCTTGAACATGTGGATGCATGACGTGGCAGCCCGACTGCAGATCCGCCGTAAGGCACTGGCTCGCGATGCCGGCCTGGACGAAAGCTACGACGTGGGAACCTATCCGCCCGAACAGACGTTGATTCAGTCGGGTGGACCCAGCTTCCTGAAAACTGCCCTGGTCACGGCAACAATGATCGGTCTCGGCGGTGCGGGGGCACTCAGTGCCCTGTCGGTTTTGCCGTCGCCCGCGGCTCCCCTCCCGACAGGGCACGCCGTCGAGACCGTTCCTGCTGCCACGGCCACCGAATTTGATATCACGATCGAAACGGTAGACGGAGACTTGTCGGTAACCGGCGTCAAAAAGGTGGAGTAATGGAATACTCACTCGTTCGCGACGGATTGCGCAATGGTGACGTACTGGCTTTTCGGTACGATCCGAAGTCATTTTTCAGCCAGTTGATCAGCTTCCGCACACGCAGCCGCATCTCTCACGTCGGCATCCTGGTGCGGTTCTATGAGCGGCTCTGCGTCGTCGAGGCACTCGAAGGAGTTGGCGTAAGAGTCTTTCCGGTGTCGACGCTTCTCAAGCAGGGCCGCACCCTGGTGTGGTATCAAACGACACTCCCGGTCAGCCTCAACCGGTTTGCCATCTGCAACGCTGCCCTCTCGCACTGGGGGCAGAGGTATGCCAGCCCCTGGCAGTTCGTCCGCAGCTTCGGGTTGCTCACCCGCTGGATCTGCGACCGTCTGAAGATCAAACGCGACACGAACAAAGAGCGTTTCTTCTGTTCTGAATTCGTGGTGACCTGCCTGCAGGAAGCGGGCATCGACATCGATGCTGACCCGGCCACGATGTCACCAGGCGATGTCATCGAACTGCCGTGCCTGATTCAGAGAGGAGTCTTGGAATGGACTGGAAGTTCAAAGCCACCATCCTGAGAGTCATTGACGCGGACACGATAATTTGTCGTACCCGGTTAGGTTTTCACGTTGAAGTGGTTGAAACCCTGCGCCTCTGCATGAGCGACGGCGTGGGAATTGACGCACCGGAAATCAGGGGTGCCGAACGACCGGAGGGACTAGCTTCTAAGGCCGCCCTGGTGGCCATGATCGAACGATATTGCGAAGACGATGAATGCGTCGTGAAGACCTTCAAGGGGACCAAGCAAGGGAAATATGGACGTTTCCTGGCCTCCCTGGAGACTTCCGACGGGGTAAAACTGTGCGACCTTTTAGTGGAGCAAGGTCATGCGGAACGAAAAGCGTACTGACCGGGTGCGTTACGAGCCGACGCCGGAAGAAATCAGGAAAATCTGCGCCGAGATTCGCGAAGGCTGGACCGAACATCAGATCGCCAGGCAAGTCGAAACGATCCCGTGGGAACTGCTTCACGTCAAAACGCCGCCGCTGTTTGAATGACGTGACTGACTTGCAATTGCAAACGTGGCAAAGCAAACTGTGCCCGTTACGGTGATGTTGTACATGTCTCCGAGGCGGGTCACAATGAACTTTCCAATGCAAGCGACAGTGTGGTATGTCGAGCGAAACGGTGACCGGGAAACCCGTCGCAAGTTTCATCGAGAAGAACTTGCCATCGCTTACGCGGAGATGATCGATCGAATCCACGACGATGAACCGCCGTGCGAAATCTTCGAGACGCCGGTCATGGAAATGATCGAGGAATCCAAGGCGATAACAACCCCCGAAAACGGCGCGATGTTGCTGTTCATCCGGCGGCGTGACGTGCGACTATTCCTGGGCGTGACGGCGTGTCTCCT